GATTCTCGAAGGCCCTATGCTTTGTGACCTGTGTTAGCATCCGCCACACGAGTAACAGCCCGGTAACATGCAATGCTCAACGAATCCCAGGAACTGTTTTTTAAAGCGACCCTGCGTGGTGAAAAGCCTGAGCAGGCCGCCATCAGCGCAGGGCTCAGCCCGAAGACCGCAAAAGCCGCCGGCTTCAGAATGCGCAAACACCCCGCAATCGTGGCCGCCCTAGCCGCCGTCGGTATCGGCACCAAGGCAGCACCTTCCGGTAAACCCGCGGCGACTACGGACGAATCCGAACCGGATATCGTGACGATCGAAATCCCGGAAACCGAAGACCCAAAAGTCTTTTTGACCGCGCTGATGAATTGCCCAAAGGCCGGCGTCAAAGCCCGCCTGGAAGCGGCGAAAGCTTTACTGCCCTTCGAACACTCGAAAGTCGGGGAAAAAGGTCAGAAGGAGAAACGCGCGGAGGCTGCCAAGGAAGCCGGCAAGGGGAAATACGGCATAGCGCCAGCCCCATTGCGTTCGGTGAAGTAAATGGAGTGGACTACGCAGAACCCAACATGGGAAGCCGATATCGTTGCCGGACGAAGCCTTCTGCCTTGCGCGCCTCTCTTCCCCGACGAAGCCCTGGCCGGACTGGACGTTATGCAACAGCTCCGGATCGTCGACGCGCCGGGCAGTCCGACCATCGGGGAATCGTGCGCACCGTGGGTCAGTGACTTCGCGGGTTCTGTGTTCGGTGCCTACGATCCGGACTCAGGTATCCGGCACATCAAAGAATTCATGCTGACCATTCCGAAGAAAAATTCGAAGAGCACGATCGCTGCAGCCATCATGTTGACGCTGTTGATCCGAAACTGGCGAACGTCTGCTGAAATGATCATCCTTGCGCCGACTATTGAAGTAGCTAATAACGCGTATGCGCCGGCGCGCGACATGGTGAAGCACGACCCCGAACTGGCCGAACTGCTGCAGGTGCAAGATCATCTGCGCACGATCACCCACCGCGGCACTGGCGCCACGCTCAAAGTAGTAGCTGCGGACTCAAACACCGTGTCCGGAAAAAAGGCCAGTTTTGTCCTGATAGACGAGATCCACCAGTTCGGCGCGATGCCAAACGCGGAAAACATGTTCCGTGAAGCGACCGGCGGTCTTATAGCCCGGCCCGAAGGTTGCATCATCTACTTGACCACACAGTCTGATAAACCGCCCGCTGGAGTGTTCCGCCAAAAGCTGATGTACGCCCGAGGCGTGCGCGACGGTCGGATCGACGACAAACGCTTCCTGCCAGTGATCTACGAATTCCCGCAGCACATGCTCGATTCCGGCGAAGCGCGCAACGCGGAAAACTTTCACATCGTCAACCCGAACATGGGCTACTCAGTCGACCGCGGCTACCTGGAGCGCGAGTATTCCAAGGCGCAGGAGACTGGCGAAGAATCCGTCCTCGGCTTCCTCAGCAAATTCCTGAATATCGAAATCGGCCTGGCGCTACGGTCTGACCGTTGGGCCGGCGCGGATTTCTGGCAGGAGCAGTCTGACAAGACCGTTACGCTCGACTCGATGCTCGAGCGGTGTGAAGTGATCGACGTAGGGATCGACGGCGGCGGCCTGGACGACCTGCTAGGGCTCTCCCTGGTAGGCCGTGAGAAGGACACAGGCAACTGGTTAACGTGGGCCGGCGCATGGGCGCACCCCTCCGCACTCGCACGGAACAAGCAAGAGGCCGCGCGCTTCCACGATTTCTCCCGTGATAAAGATCTCGTGCTGGTGAAGCGCATTGGCGAAGACGTAACGGAAGTGTGCGACATCGTAGAGCGTGTTTACGAATCCGGTCTGCTAGACAAAATTGGCGTCGACCCGGTAGGCATCGGCGCCATCTTTGACGAACTGGTTGCCCGGGGAATTCCTGAAGACAAGATCGTCGGCATCAGTCAAGGCTGGAAACTCGGCGGCGCGATCAAGACCACAGAACGACGCCTGGCCGAGGGGAAGCTCAAGCATGCTGAACAACCGCTGATGGCTTGGTGCGTCTCCAACTGCCGTGTAGAGCCCCGGGCAAACTCGATCCTGATCACCAAACAGGCTTCCGGCTCGGCCAAGATTGACCCGGTTATGGCGCTGTTCAACGCGGTGTCGCTGATGGCGCTAAACCCCCCGGCAGCGCACAAAAAGTTTCAAATGCTGTTTTTATGAGTTACAGTGCGCGTAATTTACCGGAGCTGTATACATGAACAGAGCCTACAGTTTTCTTGAGGTTAAGGCGGTCGGCGAGGAAACTCGAACGATTACCGGCTGGGCGACTACCCCGGAAGTGGATCGCGTGGGCGACGTTGTAGAGCCCCTCGGCGTGAAGTACAAAAACCCTTTGCCGCTCCTGTGGCAGCACGAGCACGACAAGCCAATCGGCCTGGTCGAGTTCGGCAAACCGACTGCAAAGGGCGTACCGTTTACCGCAACGCTGCCGCGTATCGAAGAACCCGGCGCGCTACAGGATCGTATTGAAGAGGCTTGGCAATCGATTAAAGCCGGCCTCGTCCGCGCAGTGTCGATCGGTTTCCGATCCTTAGAGTCGGAGAACATAGCCGGCACTTGGGGCACTCGGTACATGCAAACTGAAGTTTTTGAGCTTAGCGCCGTCACAATTCCGGCGCAGGCAAATGCCACGATTAATACGGTGAAAAGTTTCGATGTGGGTCTACCTGCCGCGTTAGGCAAAAAGGAAGTCCCAGTCGTTCGGATCGCCAAACCCGCCGGCGCTTCGGCACCCGTTGTTAAAAAAATCCCTGTAGTTCCGAAGCCCGAGGAGGGCCAAGACATGAAATTCGCAGAACAAATCAAATCGTTCCGAGCTGCCTTGGAACAAAAATCGGCTCGTCAAACCGAGTTGATGGAAAAAGCCGGCGAAGAAGGCCGCAGCCTGGACGCCGCCGAGTCGGAAGAGTTCGACACACTGTCGGACGAGATCAGCGCAACCGACACCCACATTAAACGTCTCGAAACCATGGAAAAATCGGCAATCGCTACCGCGAAGCCGGTGGTCGACGTAACTAACATGAAATCTCACTCGCCGATCACCGTGAAGGCCACCAACCAAGTACCGAAGGGTACCGCCTTCACACGTTACGTGATCGCCCAGTGCCGCGCCAAAGGCAACTTGGTACAAGCTGCCGAGATCGCCAAGCAGTGGAATGAGTCAACTCCTGAGGTTGCGGAAGTTCTGAAGGCCGCAATGGCCGCAGGTACCACTACCGACGCAGACTGGGCCGCGCCGCTCGTGCCATATCGCCAAATGACCGACGAGTTCATCGAACTGCTTCGTCCACTGGTACTGACCTCCCGCCTGACCGGCCTGCGCTCCGTCCCTTTCAACGTGCGTATCCCAGGCCAGACGCAGGGCTCCACCGTTGCTTGGGTCGGCGAAACTGCGCCAAAGCCAGTTTCTGAGCTGAAATTCGCGGACATCACTCTGCGCTTTAACAAACTGGCAGGCATCGTCGTCATCTCCGACGAACTGGCGCGTTTGTCGACTCCGTCGGCTGAAGCCATTATCCGCGGCGACTTGACTGCGCAGATCGCCCAGTTCATGGATGATTCGTTCATCAACCCTGCGTATGCCGCAGTTGCTGACGTACGACCTGCAAGTATCACTAACGATGTGACCCCCGTGGCCGCGTCCGGCACTGATGCTGATGCCTTGCGTGCGGACATTCGCGAAGTGTATTCGCAGTTCATCGGCGCGAACTTGAGCGTCACCGGCGCCGCATGGGTGATGACCTCTACCCAGGCGATGGCTATCGGCATGATGCTTAATCCCCTCGGTCAACCTGAGTTCCCAGGCATTGACGCTAACGGTGGCACCCTCATGGGCCTTCCCGTTTTGACCTCCGAGGTGGTCCCTTCGAGTTCCAGCGGCTCGATCATTGTTCTGATCAAGCAGAGCGAAATCCTCCTGGCCGATGAAGGTGGTGTGACCATCGACGTAAGCCGCGAAGCATCGCTGCAAATGAATTCGACCCCGGACAACCCAGCCACCGCATCAACCGTGCTTACGTCGCTCTGGCAAAATAATCTTGTTGGCGTGAGATGTGAGCGTATGGTAACGTGGCGGAAGCGCCGTCCTGAGGCCGTTTCCTACATCTCCGGAGCGAATTACGGGAACTAAATTACTTTGACACAGTGAAGTAATGTTGTAGAATTAAGGCGCCCCACAGCAATGTCGGGCGCCTTTTTTATCACCCGAGAAAAGTCATGGCTAATTACATATACGCACTGCATTGCCCAATCGCTGATACGGTTAGGTACATCGGAAAAACGAACAACCCAGGCAAGCGCTTAAAAAGCCACCTGAGTGCGGCTCGCACCAACGCATACAAACATCACGCTTCTGCGTGGATTCGTAAGCTCCTGTCGGTCGGCTTGGAACCCCGTATGGAGATTATCGAAACGGTTGAGGAAGGTGAAAGTTGGCAAGCGGCAGAACGCTCGTGGATCCTAAAGGCAACGGAAAACGGCTGGAAGCTAACCAATTCAACCGCCGGAGGTGAAGGGCTCGATTATATCTGTCCTGAAGCGGCGGCTGCTTATAGGGCTAACCTCTCCGCGGCCATGTCTGAATTATGGAATCGCCCCGAGCGTCGCGAGGAAGCGCGTTTGCGATCCCTAGCTGCGTGTGCAGACCCGGAAGTGACTGCGCGCCGTAGAGCATCACAGGAAGCAGCACGCTCTACCCCGGAAACACAAGCACGATACGTTGCGGCTGCCAAGGACATACATTCACGCCCGGAAGTAAAGGAAAAAGTCAGTGCCTCGTTAAGAGCCGCTTGGGCGGATCCAGAACGCAAGGAAAAGTGGATAGCGGCCACAACTACTCCCGAAGTGAAAGCAAAGCAGTCGGCGGCAAAACTTGCTTCGTGGAAAGATCCCGAATTTGTAGCTAAGCAAGCCGCCACTTGGACAGATGAGCGCAGGGCTAAGCAAGGCAAATGGACTACGGACCCAGACCGCAAAGCGAAAATTGACGCCGCCAGGAACTCAGCCGAGTACAAAGAGAAAAGGGCTGCTACTATCCGTGCTAAGTGGATCGAGAAAAACAAGCACTTGCCGCCCGAGGAATTCGCTAGAAAATTGGCGCATAACGATAGGGTGTCAGCTTCACGGAAAGCCGCCCTACTTGCCGCCGCAACGGCCACCCCGTACACTGAATCATCCTAAAGGGGAACCCCTATGTCCAAAGTTGAATTTATTTACGGCAAGGGCGGCAAAAAGGTCATGATGGCCCGCCGCTACGCGGAGACCTTGCGCAAGCTCGGCCACGGTACCTACGCCGATGAAGGCTACCAAACCCGTATGCTGACCGCCGGCCCGCCAGCTCACCCCCTGGACGAAGAACCGAAGGCTTCTGTAGCTATCCTTGAGTTCGCCAAAGAGCATGGCGTGGATATCGAAGCTGTCGTTGGCACAGGCAAGGACGGTCGAATCAAGAAGTCCGACGTCGAAGCGGTAATCGCGGCCCAGGATCTTGCCTAATGCGTATCTTCGGTCGAGAACTGACCTTCAAGCGGGCGCCAGTATCCTCGGCCGTGTCCGGCAGTAGTTCGGGCGGTTGGTTTCCGTGGATTCGGGAGCCGTATACAGGCGCCTGGCAAAAGAACGACGAATGGCGTGCCCCGACGGTGCTAGCGCATTATGCCGTCTATGCCTGCGTCACGCTCATCGCGAACGACATCGGCAAGCTGCGTCAACGTTTGATGGAACTAGACGCAAACGGAATTTGGCTCGAGACCACGAGTCCTTCGTTTAGCCCGGTCCTGCGCAAGCCGAACGGCTATCAGAATCACATCCAGTTCAAACAGTGGTGGCAGACCAGCAAATTGACCAAGGGCAACGCCTACGGCCTGAAGCAGCGCGATCAGCGCGGCATTGTCACGGCGATCTACCTTCTCGACCCGGATCGCGTGACCGTGCTCGTCGCTGATAATGGCGACGTGTACTACCAGTGCAACGGCGACGACTTGAACGAACTGGGTAGCGAAGGCGTAACCGTTCCCGCTAGTGAAATGATCCACGACCGAATGAATTGCCTGTTTCACCCCCTGGTCGGCGTGAGCCCGCTCTACGCGTGTGCGCTCGCCGCCTGCCAGTCGTTGAAGATGCAGAACGATAGCTCGACCTTCTTTGAGAACGGCGCACGCCCCGGCGGCATTCTGAGTGCCCCCGGCGCGATCAGCGACGAGACGGCCGCACGGCTCAAAGCGCACTGGGATTCGAACTACACCGGCCAGAATGCCGGCAAAGTAGCCGTGGTCGGTGACGACCTTAAATTCCAGCAGATGAAGATGTCGGCCACTGATTCCCAGTTGATCGAGCAGTTCAAGCTTACGGCTGAAATGATCTGTACGGCCTTCCACGTTCCGCCGTCTAAGGTCGGCGTAACCACTTCGCCCACCGGCACGACCGCTGCGCAAGAGAACCAGAAGTATTACTCGGACTGCATTCAGGTACTCGTCGAAGAGTACGAAGCCTGCATGGACGATGGCCTAGCAGTCCCGGACAAGTACGGTGTAGAGCTGGACATCGACGGTTTGCTGCGTATGGACATGGGCGCACTGGTAGAGACTTTGAAACTCGCGGTAGGCGGTACTATCATGGCGCCGAACGAAGCGCGCAAGCGAATGAACTTGCCCCCAGTCAAAGGCGGCGACTCAGTATTGAGTCAACAGCAAAATTTCAGCGTAGAGGCTCTGTCGAAACGCGACGCGCAAGCAGATCCATTCGGCACGGCGCAGCCTACCACTCAAACAAGTCCGCCGGCCGTACCGTCAGAACCCACCGACGAAGAAATCCAAGACAGCGCGAAGTTGCTCGCGATGCTCGTAGAGAAGGGGCTAAACATTGAACATGCGTGAACTCGAAGCGGCAGCTTTAGCCCTGACGCCGGTTATCGCTGCGGCCATCGCTAAGGCCGTGGCGCCACTTAACTTGGAACTGGCCGAGCTGCGTAAGTGCTTGGCGGATCGCCCTATGCCAGTTGAGCCGGACTTGGAAGCGATTGCGGCGTTGGTGAAGCTGCCGGAAGTTAAGGACGGTGAGCCAGGCAAAGACGCAGCGGAAGTCGACCTCGACGAATTGGCTAAAGCCGTATTGGCGATGGTGGAAATCCCGGTTCCAGAAAACGGCAAAGACGCAGCGGAAGTCGACCTGGCCGCAGTGGCCGCGCTCGTCGAAGTCCCTGCTCCTGAAAAGGTCGACGTGGAAGCCATCGCGCGCGCTGCTGCTGCGCTAATCCCGGTTCCGGTAATTCCCGAGCCGGAGCACGGCCGCGACGCGATCGACTTGGAGATCCTGCCGGCCATTGACGAAGCCAAGCAGTACCCACGCGGCACTTACGCAGCGCACCGCGGCGGTCTGTGGAAGTCATACGAACGCACCCATGGCCTACGCGGCTGGGAATGCATCGTGGACGGCATTGACGCTGTAAACGTAACCCAAGACGCTGTGCGCGAGTTCTCCGTCACCCTCGCGAAGTCCAGCGGCGCCGAAGTCGTGCAGAAGTTCAAGTTGCCGATCCAAGTCTATCAAGGCGTCTACCAAGACGAAAAAGCATATGACCAGCACGACAACGTGACGTGGGGCGGTAGCCAGTGGACCTCGACCAAAGCCGAGAACACCGACAAGCCCGGCACTAGCGACGCTTGGACTTTGGTCGTCAAGGCCGGTCGGCCAGGTAAAGACCTTCGGGAGAACGCGAGCACCTTCGACGCGAGCAAGGGGGTCAAGATATGATGTACGTCACCCTGGCGCGCGCTAAGCAGCACCTCAACATGGACCACGACGAAGACGACAACCTGATCGAAGTCTACGTGCAGGCGGCGTCGGGCGCAGTAAAGAACTACCTAAAGTCGGCGAGCCCCTACGAAGTCGAGCGCGACAGCAATGACGATCCGATCCTTGATAGCTCAGGTGATCCGGTGTATGTCGTCGACAGCTCCGGCGAAAAGCTCGTCAGCTACCCGGTTCAAGCCGCCGTCTTGCTGATGGTCGGCTTCCTGTACAAAGACCGGGACGAGAACCCGGATCAGGCATTCGCGCAAGGCTACTTGCCGAAGCCTGTTACTGCTTTGCTGTACCCCTTGCGTACACCGGCGTTACGCTGATGAGCCGCGCGGGGCAGTACCGCCACCGAGTGGACATCCAAGACTGGACAGAAGTCCGCGACGAAGAGACCGGCGGCTTCACCGAGGCTTGGGTAACCGTCTTCGAGAACGTGCCAGCGCGCATTGCTCCGGCCAGTGGGAAAGAGTTCTTGGCCGCTGCCGCGATTCAATCGGAGATCGTCGCGCGC